TACGAGGCGACTGCTCGCTGGCAGATGTCGCTACAGAAGGCGACCAACGGCGTGCTGATCGACTACAGCGGGAATGGTCACCACGGGTACTGGGGTGGGGTCAAGCGTGCGTTCATCGGGGACCATACGACGGGTGTGCGGGTCTGTCACTTCTGGAACGTGGCGAACAACACCGTGACGTTGGCCGGGCTGGCGAATAGTACGACCTACGACATGACGATCACGTACCACGACGACTCGACGGACACGCACGAACTCACTACGTCGGGCTCGGGTGTGATGACGTTCGCGCCTGCCACGGATGCGAAGTTCACCAACTTATTCGTAAAGACCATCGTGATTGTACCGGATGGTGGTGGCGCGACGGTGGACACAGTGGACTTCACGGCGCAGGCGCAGGGTACGCGCTCGTTTGTGACAAGCGGCGGCAGGACCGTCACGGTGAACCAATCCGCCGACACGGCTGCGATGCCAACTCGGTGGTGGCACGCGGACACGACGTATCTGTGGCAGCCTGGATCGAACGGAAACTATTCCAGCGTTGCCGAGGGGTCCACGCCGAGCCTCGACATTCTTGGTGACATCTCGGTTGAGTTGGACTTCGAGCTTGTGAGCACGGCAGTTCCAGGGGGCACCGTTCTTCTGTTGAGCAAGTGGAATGGAACGGGCAACCAACGAAGCTACTCACTGGAGCATAGAGCTACAACCGGCAAGCTCCGGTGGAATTGGAGTGAAGATGGGGCTTCTGCTTTGTCTGCTGAGTCGGATGCTGCGTTGTCTACAATCATGTCAAACAACACTCGGATGAAACTGAAGGTCACGTTTGATGTAGATAATGGGGCAGTCGGTAATGATGTAAAGTTCTGGTATCGTAGCTCTGACGCATCAGCTTGGACCCAATTCGGTACCACAAAAACGACGGCTGGAGTGACATCCATCTTCAACTCTAGCTCTCCGTTTGAGTGTGGATCGACCAGCGGTGGCTACCAGTCACTATATGGCAGAATCTATAAATGTAAGATTTGGGCCTCGGTGGATGACACAGATCAACGTCTTGACGCTGACTTCACCCGCACCGATCTCTATAACAGCCTCCATACTACGCTTACGGCTGTCTCCGGTCAGGCGGTCACGATCAACCGCTCGGCCACGGGGCTCAAGACGACGGTGGTCTATGAGAATACCGAAGCTGACGACGGGGTTGACGACTACTGTTCAACGGACAACCACGCACGGCTCAACTTCGCGGCCACGGGATCGCTCTCCATCGCCAAACGGATCAGAGTCTTCGCTACTCCGGCAGCGGAGGGCGTGTTGGCCGGGAAAAAGTCAGGTGTCGCCACAGCGAACGCGGGTTACCAGATCACGATTGATACCTCGCGCCGGGCTGTGTTCCGGGTGACAGACGGAACGAACATTGCCACCTCTACCTCTGCTGCTCTGACGGTTGGGCAGGACTATGTGATCGTTGGAGTACTCAATCGGCTCACAGGCCAGGTCATCGTCTACATCAATGGTGTAGCGGCTACGGCTGGTGATGCAAGTGCAGTAGGTGATCTCACCAACACGGTTGATTTTCGTTCATCTTCAGGTGGTGCAGGAGCCAACTTCTCTGCCTGCCAGAACAAGACCGGAGAGTTGTTCCGTCGTGCGCTAAGTCAGGGTCAGATCCTCAGCCTCAATCGGGAGATGTGAGATGGGCTTTCTAGCTATCCTCTCATCTGAATGGAACGGACTTCCTCTAGGGAAGAAGAAGCACGTTTGCACTCTCCCCGAAGGGGTCTTGCTCTTGAATCCTGGGCAATGTGATTCTCCTGAGCACATTCCTCCAATGTGGAAGCTTGGAGGGGAGAATTACGTCGTATTCTGCAACCCAGGCATCACAGAGCTTGACTCGGAGAGAATCTCGAAGTTCCTTGACAAGGAGCAAGAGGAAGCGGTCTTGGCCTCATTGGAGCTTTCAGTTGACGAGGAGGCCCTGACTGAGTTTTCAGAAGATTTGGTTCTCTCAATCGACCTCGAGGCTCTTGATGCTCTTCCTCTTCCAAAGCCCCCTCTTCCCCCTATTGTTCTCTTCTACAACGAAGTTCCTCTTGTTGAGGCATCAAAGGAGACTCCCTAATGGCCCTCCTCACTGTCCAAACAGTCTCTCTGACTGGTGCCGACGTCACCGTTGCTGCTGCTGGGGCTGGTGGTGACACCTTCGTCAACGACGGAAAGACTGCAATCAAGGTCGTAAATGCCCATTCAGGGGATTGGGTCGTCTCGATCGCCCGGAATCGGGCCTGCAATCAAGGTTTTACTCACACCGTCGAGGAAACCGTTGCTGCGGGAACCACTGAATTCATCGGTCCATTCCCTCGGGACGAGTTCGCCCACATCGTTTCAGTTTCCTACGATGGTGTGACGGCCCTATCCATCGGTGCCTTCCACCTTGCGGAGTAACCGTTATGCCATTTAAGAGCGAGAAGCAACGGAAAGCGATGTACGCTGCGGCTGAAGGTCACAGCAACATTGGGATCTCGAAGTCCAGCGCAAAGAAGTTCATCAAGCACACTAAGAAACTCGAGAAGAAAGGCAAGAAGAAGAGCTGAATCATGCCCAAGTACCTCACTAACTGGCCTCTCCGGAATGACCAAATCATTCTTTTGCTCATGACCGGAACCTCCGCTGCGGATGTCGCTACGCAGTTTAAGATGAGTGTCAGGAATGTGAACATGATCTTCACCGACCCAAGAGCCGGCGAGATCAAAAAGGTCGCTAAGGCCCGGTTTCAAGAGAGAGTCATCGAAACCATCGAGGAAGAACTCGACGTCGCAGCCAAACTCGCGGTGAAAGTCATCAAGAGGACCCTGAATGCCGACATTTCACCCATGCACAAGGCGAAAGCCAACCAGGATCGGGTGGCTGTTAAGACTCTTCAGGGCCGGGGTTTCTTCCAAGCCGGGGACCGAAGCAACGGAACCGGCTATCAGGTGACTCCAGAACAGTTTGACAAGCTCATGAGTGCCCTTGGAAAGGCCGACGAGGCCCAAGGCATCGACCCATTCGCCTCCATACCCGAGGCCGAAGTCCTCTCCGACGAGGTTGTCGAGGATGAGGAGGATGAGGAAGATGTCGCCTAACCGATTCAACCCATCAGACGAAGCTTGGGGTGCCCTTCTAGACGATGATATCCTCACGGAGAAGCGGAGAGCTGCTGAAACACGCTTCCGTGACCTTTCTGGGCAGCAAATCTCACTCCTTAGAAAGCGAGTCAAGACTGATCTCCTGGCCCTCGCAGGAATCTTAGAGTTCGACCTCCTGTCCGTCGATCTTCATGGTCACTACGCTGCTTGGCTCAAGAAAATGTGGGGCCAACGCTATCGAATGACCCTACTTCCTCGTGACCATTTTAAGTCCACAACGAATACAATCGTTGACTCCATCCAGATGGTCCTCCCAAACGAGGCTGGAGTCACCGAGCGCCCTTATTGTCTTGGGCCGAACGGCAAAATCCTGATTGCACACGAGAATCGCGAGAGTGCAAGCCGGTTCCTATACGGACTCACCCAAGCGTTTCGTGCGAAGCCTTGGATGTTGGCTCTTTTCCCTGACATGATCCCGTCGCCGCGCATCCAGCGCATGAATAAGTGGGAATTAGAGCTTCCACGCACGGAATACCACAACGAACCCACATTCGACACCATCGGCGTCAGTGGCGCAGCCCAGTCGAGGCACTATAACTGGCTGAAGCTTGACGACCTCGTGGGTGAGTCCGCGAGAGACTCCGAAACGGTCATGAAAACCACGCTGATGTGGTTTGACAACGTAAACTCCCTGCTCACTCGACTCAAAATTGATGGTTGGGATCTCATAGGGACTCGTTGGAGTGCAATAGATGTCTACGCTCACGCAATCTCTATGTATGGGGTTGATAAGGCAAGGTCGATCCTCAGAGTCTACGGTGATGCCGAAATCGAGCGTATTCCCGAGGGTCAACTGGTCGTCTATGCTCGGGGCGCAATCGAGAACGGACTCCCCATCTTCCCAGAGGAGTTCGCTATCTCGGACCTTAACCGGATTCGTAGGAATCCAAGAGTTTGGGCGGCACAGTACGCAAACAACCCTCGAAGTGGTGAACTGACGCGCCTTGACCCGGCGTGGCTTAAGCACTATAACATAGGGGTTGGGGATCGACTCATCATCTTTGAGGGTGAGGAGAGCCGGACGGTTCGGACCTCCGAGATGGACCGTGTGATTCTCATAGACCCCTCAGTAGGCGAGAACAAAAGCTCGGACGAGTCTGGCATCATCGTCACGGGGACAGACAAGAAGATGAATGTCTATGTCCTCGAAGCCTATCGTAAGAGGCTCAAGCCCCCCGAGTTGATTGATGAGATGTTTAGGCTCTATACGAAGTGGAACCCTCGTTTGATCTCCATAGAGTCCGTCGCGTTCTCTGCAATGTTGAAGTACTGGTTCGACCAGAAGTGCCGCGAACTTGGCGTCTATCCTAATATCTATGATTACAAACCCGGCTCAAACAGGTCAAAGGTTGCAAGGATTGAGGGCCTTTCAAACTACGGAGCCGGCGGTCAGCTATATATCCTAGAGGGGATGCACCAACTCCGAGACGAATGGGAATGGTTCCCTCTGGGTGAGTTCGACCACCTTCTCGATGCTCTTGCTCAAGGTCCTGAGGTTTGGTCTCCCGTCGTCATTGAGCAAGCGAGGGAGATGGAGAAGGTCACTCGCAGGATTTTTGAGGATCGAGACGAACTCACAGGATACTCTGCTATCTAGGGGAGGACTGATGGAGAACAAGCAAGGAATCTGGACCTCAATGAGTGCTGGAGTGAAGGCTGTTTTGCTTCTCATCACCTTTGCAGTCGCAGTTCTTGGGCTTGATTTTGTTGGTTACCTCAGACTTCCAGCCCGCGTTGACCAGAACACCACCTCCATCCAGCTCAACTCAAGGGCTATAGAACGCCTCGTTCGCAATGACTCCGTGCGTTCTCTGAAGCTCGATGCAATCTATTGTGTCCTCCTTCTACCCGAGGGGACCTCTCCTCTTGAAGCCAGGAGCCGGTGTCCATGACGAGGAACCCAAAGAGCGATAAGCTCTATCAAAGGACTCGAACCACCCGAACCATTGCTGGATTCATCGTCGCCCTTGGCGGATGCACTCTTGCAATCGTCCGACCCGAGCACGCATATCTCGGAATCGGAGCAGCTCTTGTTGGAGCAGGCTTAGTTGAGCCTACTCAACTCTTTCCCTTCCTTACTTCGAAGAAGGAGTGACCTATGGCCGCCATTGATAGAGTCAAGATTCCAGGGGTTGTTGGAGTGATGGTTGATATTGCTCGGAACGCCACCGCCAATGAGATGTGGAAGTGGTACGACGAGCACAAGGACGATGTCATCACAACCGTCAAGGTGTGGTTCATCAACATCAAGATCCACGTCCACGAGCTCCGTCCCCTATTCGTGATGTTGTTTGGGGAGCACACCGGGAGTTAAGGATGACAATTTCTCTCCTTCGAGATCCGGCATGGGAAGGTGAGGTCAAGATTCCAGGACCTCCTCCAGCCCTTGAAAACGAGCTTTCTGGGCGTTGGCCCAGGATGCTGTCGCTCGATGAGGACACAGAGAGCCGGCTCACCGAGTACCTCGATAGCGAGGTCTCTCTCGTCTGGCAGGAGAGAAACATCCTCGTCCAAGATTGGATTCAGTGGCAGAAAGACTATTGGGCGAAGCCAAGTTCTACAGTCAAAAACTTCCCCTTCCGTCGTGCTGCCAACGTCGTGATCCCCATGACGGCCATTGCAGTTGAGGCCGTTCTCGCTCGGATGGTCACGACCATGTTCTCCGTCAAGCCCTTTTATTCTCTTCGTCCACGTATTGCAGCCTGGATCAATGAGGCCCCAAACGTCGAGAGCTGGCTCCAAACGGAGGTTGAGGATCCAAACTCTCTGGATATGCACAGGTTCGCGCAGGAAAGCCTCCTCGAACTCATCAAGCTCGGAACAGCGGTTGGGAAGTCAGGATACGAGCGGGACATACGAAAGGTCAACCTCGATTTGCCGGATGGTGGGAGCGTCGGTAAGTGGATCGAGGTAAGGAACGGGGCAACCCTGGACTATGTCCCGCTCGCAAACTTCCTCATGCGTCTCCATGAGAAGGACCCACAAACTGCGATGCTTGTGGGTGAGGAACACCACAACGTCACTTGGTCTCAACTCAAGCGTCATGCGCTCTCGGGACGAATGATGACTGAGGCTATCGAGAAGATCAAGATGTGGTGGGGACAGCAGGGGAACATCGAGTCAACGAGTTCTCAATACGATGCAGAGCGTCGTTCTCTTGAAGGCGCAGAGCCGGGGTGGAAAGAAACCTTCGACTTCGTGGAACTCTGGTTGAGCTTCGACGTCGACCGGGACGGCGTGGACGAAGAGATCGTTGTAGACTTCCACAAACTCTCCCGAACCATCCTTTCCATCAGGTACAACTGGTATGCTGACACTCACCGCCCTTATCGCATTGGTGTCTATATTCCTGTCGAGGGTCGGTGGGCGGGGATCGGGATTGGCAAGCAACTCGAACAGTTCCAAGCCCTCATCACAGCCGTCCACCGTCAGAGGCTCGACGCTGGAACGCTGGCGAACATGGGTCAACTCGCGCTCTCCCGGACCTCCGGCTATAGTGCAGACGAGCCCATCTGGCCCGGAAAGCTCTGGTTCTTCAACAACCCCCAGACGGATATCAAAGAGTTTCATCTCTCGAATACTCAGCACTTTGCTCAACTCTCGAACGAAGAGTCCGCGAGGAACTACGCCGACAAACGTTCCGGTGCAAATGAGCTGATCCTGGGCTCCCCACAGATGGGGACTCCTCCCCCTGCAACGAGCGATCTGTCGAAGCTCGCAGAGGGGAACAAGAAGTTCGACATGGTGCTCAAGAACGTCCGCCGGATGTTTAGCCTCCTTGGTTCAGATGTTCTCGCGAACTATCAACAGTTTGGCTCGCGTGGACGCTCCTGGCTTGTGAGGGGCGAGGGCGGGAAGTATGTTGAGCACCTCCTCTCTATGCCTCAAGAGGATGTCCGGCGCGGCGTCTACATTGAACTCACAGTCACGGACTCCATCACCAACAAGGACGCCGAGCAGCGGAAGTGGATTCAGGTCTTCTCCACACTCTCGGCGCACTATGACAAGGTGCTGGAGCGCGCAGGACAAGTTGCGGGTCTTATGCAGGATCCGCAGGTCTTCATCATGTTCGCAGATATGGCACTGAGGGCCTCAAACGCAGCGATGCGGAGGTTCCTCGATGCCTTCCAGGTTCCCGATGTCGATTCCTTCCTACTCGATCTGGAAAAGATGAGGGGGCAAAATGTTGGACCTCAGGGCGCTACAGGCAATCCACCCGGAAATCCTACCGGACCTTCGGGAGCTACTCTCCCGACCGGAGTCGAGCAGCTTATGGAAACTGCTGGAATCCCAGGCGGAGGCAGCGGGGTTGGAGGTGTTGGACTCGAATGATCAGCAGGTCTGTTGGGATAAGAGGAAGGTGTTGGAAGGGATCAGGCTCATAATCGGCCTGCTCCAGGACGTTAACGCTACGCGAGGAGATCAACATGGTAGCCAGGATGAAAGTGCAGCCCCCGGCCTCAGAGGACTTGGAAGAAATTTCCGAGGTAGAAGTCCCACCCGAGGAGGGATCGTCGGAGAGCCAGACATCGAGCTTGACCCCGGATGGAGTGGATTCTCCACCGGAGGAGAACCTGGAAATCGTCGCGGCACCGGGAGCCGTGGACTTCAAGCATCCCCTGTTGAAGGGAAAGAGCCCGGAGGAGATTGAGGCATTGGTAGCAGCTCAACAGAGTGCGCTCGCGGCGCAGAATACTGAACTCAACCGACTAACTATCGCGTCGAGTCAGCCGGCTGCCCCCGCACCAACAGCCACAAGAGACGAGCCCTCTCCCTATGGAGATGACTTCCTTGCTCCTCGGTTTGAGGCTTTGGAAAAGCGTGTGACTGACACCCTCAACCAGATGATTGAGCCCCTCGTGAGAGGAACGGCGAGGTCAGAGGGAGAGAGCACGAGAGAGAAGTTGAGGGCGGGATTGAGGCACTTCGCTGTTCTCGAACCACACATCGATACCCTGCTTCGTGAGCAGAAACTCGACCCGAGCACAGTGAAAGAGTCTCAGCTCCGTACCATCTATCACACAGCCGTCGGAATCGCAACCGAGCAGGGGATCAACCTCTCGGAGGCTTCTGCGCCGGCTCCCTCGACTCCAATCCTGGCTAGGGAGGCTCCCTCAATGGCAATTCCTCAGCACCGCCCAAGTGCGGCACCCCTTCCCTCAACTCCAGGGCCGGCTCGCCGCAAGCTCACAGAAGAAGAGCGAGTGCTTGCGAAGGTCTATTTCCCCGCCTCTCAGGATCCCGAGGGTGACTATGTCAAGCTTCAGGATGCCCCTGAAGACGAGATCGTCAAGCCCGGCTTCTCGGCGGAGAGGTGGTAGCCATGAGCACTCAATCAGAACTCAGAGAAGCTGGTGAAGCCGCCCTCCGTGAACTTCGCGAGGGTAAGCCCAAGCTCAAGGAGCGTAAGGAACACAAGGAACTCACCCCCGAAGAGGCCGAAGTAAAGGCACGCCGGGCCGAGAAAAAGGCTCGCTATGCCCAAGTCCTCTCTCGCGGGATCCTCAATGAGAAACTCGCTCTCGCCTACAAGCAGAGCGTTCCAGATGGTTTTGTTGGGAAGTTCATTCGCGACAACGAAGGTGACGTCGTCCGGTACGCGAACCTCGGATACGGCTTCACCTATCGGGAGGGAGCCAAGGGGCTCAACGCCTCACCGGACGGACGTGTCCGCGCAGGCGATGTCGTACTTATGACTATTTCAAAGGAGGATCTCGAAATACTCCGCGAGATCCGAATTGAGCGAGTCAAGTACAAGGTTGGGGAGCAGGGTCGGCAAGAGTATACTCGTGAGGCCGAAGCTGCTGCTGAAGAAGGGGGACCTATCCCCTTCGACGAAAGTAGCACTACAATCTCACGCTAGACGGAGGAACTCATGCCTTTCAGGATGCAGCCGGCTCAGTTCCCTCACGGTGGGTGGCCGGAGAGCGATGATCGTACTCCGGGTTCAGACCAGACATATCCTCGGGGGACTCCGGTCACTTGGGATACGGCGAGTCAGGAACTCGATGAGCATGCGCTTAGCACTACGGTCACTGGCATCCTCGGGGTGTCTCTCGAGGGTGTAACCGCGGGGGTGGCGCACAACCCGAGTGGGAAGGTCGGGGTCGCGCTGGCATCTCGTTCGAACGTGTTTATGGCCAAGCTCGTGAATGCATCTGGGGTCATCCAGACTGCTGCCACGAGCAACATCAACGTCAACTACGGACTCCTTGACATCAGCTCTGGTCTGGACGAGTGGACCGCTGTGGACGAGGATGACGTCACCCACGTTGTTGTTGAGGTCATCGGCATCGACACGGATCGGAACATCGTGTTCTTCAAGTTCATCGAGAGTGCCATCCAGCAGCCATGATCCTAGCTGGGTGATCTTTACCTAGTTAAGATCAGGGCTGTTGCAACCCTGACTCAGAAGGAGTAGACCATGATTGTTCGTGGCGCATGGAATCACCTGCTGCGCCCTGGACTGAGGAAGGACTTCCGGGACAGCTACAACTCCTTTCCCGAGGAATATGGTATGTTCCTCACTGTCGAGAACCTCGACAGGGCGGAGGAGGAGAGGGTAGCAATCTCGGGTCTCGGTCGCATGGTGCGGAAGACCGAGGTCGGTACCATCACCTTCGTCGATCCGGTCATGTCTGACAAGTACACCTACGTCGACGACGAGTGGGCTCTTGGCTTCATGATCTCACGTAGGATGGTGGAAGACGACCAGTACGGTCGGGCGAATCAGAACGCCAAGTGGCTCGGGCGTTCCGCGCGTCTGACGCAGGAATACCTCGCAGCGTCCGTGTTGGACGACGCCTTCACGGGCAGCGTCTATACGGGGCTGTTGGATGAAGCGCTCATCATCCCCACTCACGCTCTGCTCAATGGAAGCGGGACGTGGACGAATGAGGTTGATGGGAACCCGTCACTCTCAGTGACTGGGTATCAGGCCGCGATGGAGCTTGGGGAGACCCAGGTGGACCATCAGGGCGACCCAATGCCTCTCCAGTTGAGGCGTTTGCTCGTGGACTACACAGACGAGTATTGGGCCATTCAGCTGACCAAGAATCCCAGTGAGCCGAATACAACCGACCGGAACATCAACGCGATGCTCCAGAAGGTTGGGATCAGAGACTACCGGCTCCTGCACTACAAGACAGCGGATGGATCTTGGTTCCTCCAGGATCCCTCGCTGATCGACATGAAGTTCAAGTTCCGTATCCGTCCACAGTTCGGTGACTCGCAGGACGCGGGCGGCACCCTAGCAGCGAAGTTCTGGGGCCGTCAGCGTTTGCTTGCTTACTTCTTCGACCAGCGTGGTATCATCGGTTCCGATGGTACTGGCTCGTAAGGAGGGGTCATCATGAGCGGATCGCACATGAAGGGCCCTCTGTTCGTTGGTGGAAGGCCGATCAATGGGGATGACAACCCGTGGGCGAAACACTGGTATGTCAACACCGTTGCAGGATCTGGAGCTGCTGACGGGTATGATGGAGACGACCCCAGGGCACCACTCCTGACGATGACAGAGGCGTTCACCAGGATCGGATCTGGTGACATCATCCATCTACGTGGAGGCGTGTACGAAAACCTCACGACTCCGGCAGGTGTGAACGATGTCACCATCAGAGGTGAGAGCACCAAGCCTCGTCATGACCACCTGACCGATGCTACCAAGAAGGGTGCTGCCTGTTGGAAGACGGCATCTGATGTAACTGACGAACCTCTGCTGATCGTTCGGACGCAGGGATGGCGGGTCGAGAACCTGCTCATTGCACCTCCTTCCGGGGAGGCTGGTATTCAGCTTCTCCGTGATACCACCTACGACGCCAGTCACTTCTCTGCAATTGGGTGCCGGTTTGCTCAGACGAGCGGCAAGTACGCGATCACGAACAATGGTGGGGCTGGCTTCGTGGGGCTGTACGGCAACTGGTTCCAGGGTATGGCGACGGCCGCGATTCTGTGTCTAACCACAGCTATCGCCGTTCCGCTGATGTGGGACATTCAGGACAACTTCTTCGGATATGCGAACGCATCGCATATCCTGTCGAGTGCGTCCCACTGGCGGATCAAGAACAACGAGTTCATGACTGTTGCGGCTGAGGCGCTCTACATCGACCTGACCTACAACTCGGGTCAGGGTCTCGCCAACGTGGTGACGAAGAACCTCCTGGCCGGTGGTTACGATACGGCAGACTACATTGGATCTGCCACTGACGACTGGACGGGTAATTTCTCGGCTGACGTGGCTGAGGCCGAGGTCGGTGATAACGGTATCACCATTCTTCCTCCTGCTGCGTAGTAGGTTGAACTCGGAGGATGACCACGATGAAGAAGAAGAAAGAGGTCGAGGTCGTGGAGAATCAGAAGTCCGTTCCAACCTGTTCGATCTGTGGTTGGCAAGGCTCTACGACTGAGGAAGGAATCAAGGATCACGTGGAACTCGCCCACAAGGACGAGAGCTAAGGACTAGAGGAGGACCTATGCGGGCAAAAGCGTTGTTACTCGGTGCCACTCCTCCGGTTGTTGGACCGTGGATCCGCATTTCCGATGCAGAAGCCTGGACTCCCGTTGTGGAGACTCAGCCTGCGAAGGCTCGGCTAAACGGCCAAGTCAAGTTTGAGGTTGAGTCTCCCTCCGGGACCCGGTTTACAGGTGCAAGTGATCTTCTGGGTGGAGCCCGCGCTCGGGTTCATGTAGGTGAGATCGAGGACGTGAACAACATTACCATTCTCGTCGAAGCTCAGGGAGGTTAAGATGGGATACATGACGCTGGATGACTACCGCACCGACGTCCAGAGTGCGTTAGGCGACCGGGGCTTCGGGAATGAGAGGCTGGACCGTTGGATCAACTTTGGATATCTTGACCTCGCAGGTAGTGTAGACTTCGAGGTCCTTGATGACAGTGAGGTCGTTGCGACTGTTGCGGCGACACAAACCATCGACGCTCCCGACAATGCAATGATCGTGAAGCTCGTTCGAGATACCACGAGTGACAACCTCCTCGGGTGGAATCCAAAAGCCGAGCTATTCAGAAAGAGCATGGTGACACAAGGTGTGCCACTCAACTGGACTCGACATAAGGATCTCATCTATCTCTCTCCAATCCCCGACGCCGAGTACAGCTTGCTCGTCATATTCAAGACACCACCAGATCGACTTGCAGTCTCGACGGCAGTATCGGTGTTCCCAGACATCTGGGACCCGGCGATCTTCCAACTGAGCGTGCATCATGCACTCCTTGCAATTGGAGATGAGCAGAGGAGCGCCTCTTGGCTCTCAAGGGCTGTAACCTACATTCAAACTCGTATGACTGAGGCTGACCTCCATGCAGATGCAAGTGGCCTCGGAGCTTCACTTCCGCCAAGCGGACAGAACCTCCAAAAGAGGCTTCAGGGACTCCAGGGGCAAGGAGGCTGAGTTATGGGCTACCTGACGCTTGAAGAGTTGACGTCGGAGTTGTCGATGAACCTTGGAGGGAAAGCTCCGGCTCCCGAGCGCTTGAAGTTGTGGGTGAACTTCGGGCTTCAGAATCTAGCGTCCTATATCCTCTTCGACGAACTCCGCGTATCGACGGACCTCACGATCCTCGATGGCATTGTCTCCTATGATGCTCCCACCGACCTCCTTGGTATTGTGACCATCGAGATTGATGGGAAAAAGATGACGAAGTCTCGGCGTCTCCCGAGCTACGAGGACGTGGACCCCCGGCAACCGACTCTATATATTCGGAGGGAGAACAATCTCATCTTCTGGCCGGAGCCGGACGTCGACTACGATGGCCTCATCGAGTATGTCAAGGTCCCTGCGAGGCTTGTGGCTGTCGGTGACAAGAGTCCACTCTCCGCGAATTGGGACAACGGCATCATCATGCTTGCGACGCATCATGGATTCCTCTCCCTTGGTGACCAAGATGTTGCAGATCGGTGGCTTGGTCGATTCCTCGGCTATGCCTCCAGTCGGAAGAAGGAAGAGGACATCTCTGCGGATGTTCCACACGGCGGCATCAACGTCGCGTGGGATTGGGATGACGTGACTGAAACTCCTCCTCATCTTCTAGAGGACTAGCATGAACAGGGTTGAGGCTGAAGTCGTCCTTCGGGCGCTGACAGCGGGTGCGAATCCTCAGGTTGGAGATACTATTATCTTCACGGAGAAGGGGTGGGAGTTCCAAGAAGCCAACTCCTCGGAATCGCACAACCATGATGACAGGTACTACACGAAGGATGAAGCCGACGCTCGCTTTGCTCCCATTGTGTAGCGAGGATTCATGACCAACAAGTATCGGGGCGTCAACATTGAACCAGTGGTCGCACCATCGAGAGATCCTGAGATTGTTGAGGGGTCCTTTGAGGGTGGAATGGTTCTTGCAAGGAACGCACAGCAGATTGAGCTGAACCAGTCCCCCAAACACGACCGGGTCCGAGTGGAGCTTGGGGGGCTTCGAGCGGACTATGGAGTGCTTCAGTTGGGAAACACGACGGCAGAGGCAGGACAGAAGGTCTACGCTCTTGGTGAGCATCGCTTCATCCTTGCAGGAACGACGTTGTTTGAGCAGATCTTCCGGCTCTATCATAATGGAGGGGTAGCCAACACCATCACGTACAACGGCGGAGCGGCGCTGACATCGTTGGAGGTCACGGCGGCGAACGAGATCACGAGTGTTGGCACCACGTCGTTCGTCGGAGTGATCTCCGAGGGTGACATCATCTACCTCACCGATATGAGTACGGCGGCCAACAACAATGTCTACTGTCGGGTGACCACGGTAGCAGCTAACAAGCTGACGTTGGCTGGTACTCCACTGACTATCCAGGCTGCGGACTCTGGCTGTTCACTATTTCAGCTCCCAAGTGTTGCACTCATCGACTCTCTAGACGACTCGGACCCGGACCCGGATAATTGGGAGTGGGATGCTGAGATCGACGACGGTGGAACCGATAAGATTGAGGTCCTTAACACGCTTCTGAGTTGGGAGTCCTTCCTTAATCAAGTCTTCTTCGCAGACGGAGATAAAGTCTTCCGGTGGGACCACTCGACGTTGATCCCTGATGAGGGGAATGACTTCCCAACAGAGAACTCACTCGTTGCTCTTGATGAGAGCACAGATGTTGTTGTCAATCCAGCAGGTGCGGCCCTAGACCTCTATACCGTTCACTTCTCCTGCGTAGTTACTGGTCCCTCTGAGGAGGGTGGTTATGTGTGGGTATCAGTGTGGCATATGGGTCTTGAGCTTGCATACAAGCAGTTGGACATCGCCCAAAGCTCGGACACCGACCGCATTGCTACGTTCTCCAATGTGAGTATTGAGCTTCCTCCTAGAGCTATTGCGCTTAACGACATAGTCACACTTAAACTCAGTGCTCTCGTTGCCCCATCTGTTGCACGGCGTCAAGACCTAGAGCGGGTTGGAACGTCAACTGTGTATGAGGCCACCCCAAAGGTTCCTGCGAGGGAGGCTGACGGAAAGGCATATACCTTTACCTTCAAGATTAGTGGATCAGAGTCCAACCTCACGGTTGAGTTCTACTTCGACTATGATGGTGTGGGTTATCTCCTCAACCATACTGCATCGACGTATTCGAGTGGGGTAAAATATGATCTGGACCTCGTTGCAGATGATAACGCGGCTGATGTTGTTGGATTCAAGGCTATTATCGTAGAAGACCCTGAGATTCACACATTTGTTTCTTTCTATTATGTTTCTTGGGAAGAGAGCTTTGAGGTTGAGGTCCACGGGTTCAACCTGGCAACCGATGACGACCCTAACTATGGCATTGAGTACTCAACTGAGGGCGTTCAGCAAAACGACCTTCTGCTCGTCAAGCCAGATCCTGCGGAGCCCGAGTCTGAAGAGAACGTTGTTGGACGCTATCTCGGAGTCATTGCAGACAGACTTGTCGTCTTGCAATCCGGCGGCGACCCGCAGAGGGCTCGGTGGTGCGTGAATGGGATGCCCCTCGACTGGGTAGGTGAGGGCTCCGGGGACACCGCTGTTACTCCTGTTATCTCTCGGAGCGATCCCATCGACGCCCTCATGGCCCTTAAGATGCTGACCTCGAGTGTTGGGGTTCTGTTCCGTCAGCGTTCCATCATGAGGGCTATCCCGACGGGTCAGGTGAACCCTGCGATTGCGTTCTATCCCTGGATTGAGAAGCTCGGAACCGAGAGTCCATTCTCTGTTGTCACGACGCCTTATGGAATCGTCTTCCTGGGTCACGACAAGCAAATATATCTCCTGACAGAATCTGGTCAGCAAGCGATTGGAGTCCCGATCAACGAGAGCTTCAATATCACAACGCCCGCTGACGTTGAGGCCACCTACGACCCGATCACGCAGGAATACATCCTATCTATCCCGGAGGACCACTGATGGCAGTCATTGAGGTCGTCCCCGGTGTGTCGTGGTACGACACCTTCTATGATGCAATGCTTGGTGCAACTGTTCCAACTGGATGGACGAAGTATGGTAGTGGCGCACTCTCAGTTATCGCTGATGGTGCAGCGTATGGTGGGAGGCTTATTTCTGTTGCAACCTCTGCTGAGGTTGCTTTGGGCCTCGATGTTGCAGGAACCCCAGCAAACTTTGAGGTTGTGATGAGAATGAGAGCTAGTGGGGAGTCTAGTTCTTTCAATCCTGTTGCTGTTTTTGGTGGTCCTGGTGGTAGGATTATCCTTGATGACTATCTTGGAGGTGTTGCTGCAAACGTGGGTTGTACCTCCTATTATAAAACCTGTGAGTTCTTTTGCAGTCTTGGCTACGTTACTGTCGAGTACCCTGACTGGGCGAGCCTAGCTCACTCAGGGGGCGACCCCAACCAAGTTTATTTAGTAGGAGGTAATGGAACAGATACGAGTGTTGGCTCTGTTCCTTCTGCAATTAGTCCATACTCTGTAGGGAACAATGGTGAATATTGGGCGAGTGGTGGTCCTAATATTTTAGTTCCTCAACCAAATGGTTCCCTCTGTAGCACAACAAATAGTAGAGGAGGAATCGCCCACTTCTTTATTGTTGTCAGGCTTCGTGTGATTGGGACAAAGGTAAGCCTTAGAGCATGGTGGTCTGACTTTCAGGTTGAGCCGACTTACTGGCACGTTAAAGACGTCGAGTTGATCAACCTCTATTGGCCTCAAGCAGTTGGTCCTGTTGGGTTTATATCTCCTCTTGTCACAAGAAACACTTGGTATGACGTCTGTTATCCAGGCCAAACTGGAAACTCGGTGCTCACCTATATTGACTATATTGGGGTATCTCTGGACCCAGAAAATACCGACGCTCCAATTCCAGGAGATCCTGTTAGCATCACCTCAACTTGTCCTCTCCCGAGTGCAAAGCGTGGTGAACTGTACGAGTACCAGATTCTCTCCACGGTACCAGCACCATGAACATTTCATACGTTGGTCATGCGTTTGCAATAGCAGAGACAGTTGATCTCCCTGCCGGGTGCATTGCATATGACGTTGCGGTTGTTCATGCAATGAGGATCTTAAGCGGGACGGCTCCTAGTCTTCCGACTGGATGGACAGACATCGGTGCATTGAACCAGTCATCCAATATCTCTCAACGGGTAGGTTACAAGGTCCTTGATGGAACAGAAGAGAACACTGGAACCTGGACCAACGCAACAAATGTTCAGGTCAATGTTTATCGAGGAGTTAACTGGACAACCCCAATAGGAACAATTGGAACAAGATCAACAACTTCTATCTTCACTTTTCCAGCTATTACACTTGCATATGGAGATGGGTCAGCCTGGGTTGTATGCTTCGCGGCATACAATCTAGGTAATGTAACTTCAATGTATGCAGGCTCCATTGCAGGGCATACAAATCGAAGCTCCGGGCATGGGATGGGGGGTTATGTTGGTGCGTGGGACAAGGCAAATACAGCAACATACCCAGAGTCAGCAAATATTCCAACCGGAGGTTCTGGTTCTCTTGTTGCTCACAATGTCGAACTTATCGTTGCGTCTGCTGCTCCCCCCGAGACTCCCTACGTCTGGGAGATCATCGCGGGCGAGCTTCCTGACGACCTCTTGCTTGACTCTGCGACTGGTGAGATCACAGGAATCGTTGCTGCTGATGTTCCCGATGGAACCTATATCTTCACGGTCATCGCCTACAATAACACCTTTGCGACCCAAGCTTGGACCTGTCAGCTCACTGTCTACGGTACGGGACTCCCTGCCGCAACTTGGTCTCTTGATCTAGAAAAGACGGTCTCACTCAAAGTCCTTGCATGGCATAGGCACTCACGGGTCTTGATGAGGCCAACCATTGTAGAGGGAAAGTACGTCCTCTATGTGGATTCCGACAATATTGCATATAGACTTGAGAGAGCTACAATAGTTGAGTCCGGTTCCTACTGGGTATCACCAATGCTCAATAGAAAAAAGAGGAACTCCGACTACACAATCACTGAGGTCCTAGTCAGGTATAGGGCCAGTGACACAACGATCATCAACGTCTATGCATCAGGGAACGGAGGTCAGACCTGGAAGGCTCCGATCTTGAACTTCACTCCACTCTTTGGGGCTGACCAATCGATCCGTTGGGTCCGAACTCACTTCAACGTCACCGGGTCGGACATTCGATTCAAGATCGAGTTCTATGGAGCTATTCCCGTGTGGCTGTATGAGTGGCAAGCAAAATTGATTGAACGCGAAGGCGTAAGGAAGGGATGATGGAACCTATCCTGCGCGTTGAGTGTCAGGAGCCGGAGGGGAACATTCTCAGAGAGATCAGGCTCATGCCCCTCTCTATCGAGAACATGAAGTTCCTCTGGGATAAGCTCTCTCAGTTCCCTACCCTGTTCGACCGCCACATTGTAGATATCGATGACTTCAGCAACACATTCTTGTCACAAAACAGTGATGGGAGTCTCAGACCCAACGGTATCATTTGGGGGATTGATGATGTTGGGATCTTCTACCTGACCAACATCTACCCGATGTATCAAGCGACTGGACACTTCACGTTCTGGGACCGCCGGTTCCGAGGCCGTCGAGATTTGGTTCGCTCAATGATCAAATACGTTTGTAAGGAGTTTGGTTTCCACCGTCTCGTGGCTGAGGTCCCACTCTACGCGATGCCAACCATTCACGCGATGGAAGGGATGGGCCTCATCAAAGAAGGAAGGATGAGGAAGGCAACGTGGTACAATGGTGAGTGGTGGGACGTCAACGTCTATAGCGTTCTTGAGGAGGAGGCAGAATCATGGGTGATTGGCTGAAGCCAAACATCGACACGAAGCAGCCCAAGTCGCAGGCAACTCCCCTCAGTCAGGACGTGTTGAATCTGCTGAGACAAGCCATTGCTGGCGGAAACATGGGTGCGCCTATGTCAGCGACGGGTAAGGCTGCGGAAACGAATCTCAGTTCGTTCATCTCGGATCGTCAGACTCCTGAGATGTTCAACGAGTTGATGGGACCACTCAGGGAAGCTTTTGGGCTTCAGACTGAGAAGGACGTCGCGAAGACCCGAGAAGGCATGAGTATGATGGGGAATCGGTTCGGGACCCCAATGGCACGCGAGGAAGGCCGGGTCAGAAGTGAAGCGAACATCAACCTGAATGACCAGATCACGAAGTTGTTCATGGGTGAGCAAGCAAATCTGCTCAAGGGCATCGGGATGCAGGGGGACATGGCAACGTCGAACCTCCAGCCCTTCTATGACTTCGCCGGGCTCGGGATCCTGCCGGAGAATCAGTTCGTGACGGACAACCCGTGGATGACGATCATCAGAGAACTTATCAAGGCTGGTGGAACTGTCGCGGGTGCTGCCGCAGCTGGCTGATCTTTACCCAGTAAATTTCAACTGGAGAACACATGGCAGTCTCGACCCTTAGTCCTGGACAAGTCATCGACCTTCGTGGGAGGTCGCCACTTGAGGGCGTCGGTGAGAGCCTTGGGATGCTCATTGCGGGGCTCACTATGGATAAGGACGACAAGATCCGAAAGGCCCTCTTGGGGGACCTTCCTCTCAGTGAGAAGGTTGCCGAGGCAGGATGGACCCTCATGGAGAAGGCACGGAAGATCGACCCTGGTGTGAGAGATGTTCGTGAGGCAGCCATGCTGTTGAATCCTCAGACCGGGGATGCAAAGGTCAGTCCAGACGAGGTGTTGAACCGGATGTTCCCCGGCGGTGGAGCACTCTCTGCTGATGCTATTCATAGTGCGATGGCAACCTTCCCTGGAATGCAACGGACGATTCAGGAGAAGCTCGCAGCAGAGGGTGAGGTGACTCCTGAGCAAGCAGGTCAAGTTGCGACGGGGCCGGCAAGGCTCGCGCTTGAGAGGGAGAAGGCTCTTCCCTATACTGAGGTCGCTGACATCGAGGCTAGGATTGCTCGTGGAGCAGGAAGCACAGCAGATTTCACGATCCTCGAAGCAAGAAACAAGCTTGAGGTTCTCATCGAGTTCCGCAGGTTGGCTCCTCCCGAGGTCCAAGCGAAGGTTGAGGCGTATGGGCTCACGAATCTGTTGACAGAGTACGAACTCAAAGCTGAGGCGATGCAGGCAATCACCGACAGGCTTGATACTGCCTCACCCTTTGAGCGTGAAGTCATAATTGCTGGGATGGCTGGACCGATGGGTCAAAGTTACGTCAACTACCTTGCTGGAGAGCGCCAGTACGACCAGTCCTGGGACCTCGCAACCCACCAGAGTAATCTCGCACTCAATCGAGAGCGGGCCCTCATGGACTACCAAGCAGGACTCAAGGCTGCCGGTGATGCCACTGAGGCTGCTGCTGCTCAGGTGAAGTTCCTCTGGGAAGCGAGAGATCGCTCCCGAGCCACGGCTGATATGATCGAGGAAGCGGTGGGTAAGGATCAATTGGATAGACTCCCTACTCTCCTCGCGGATCTCGAATACGACGCTCAGTCCATCTTCAACATCGACCCGGCTTCTGCTGCAACCGTTGGAGCCAGGGTCAATGAGATCTTCAACAAGAACAAAATCAAGGACGTTCACTTCGACGTTCAGAGGCTTTGGGACCAAGCTGGACCAGCAGCCGCGCTCATTGGAGAAGCTGAGACTTTCATGATTTTGGCTCAACGTCCCTCGACAGGCGAAGCAAGGGAAATCGAGGACGCTGCACAAGCCCAGCTCATTGCACATCACACAGACTCAACAGGACGCTTCGACTCTGTGGCTTATGGGATCGTCCAGAACTACATCTCGAAGCTCCGGGTGGACCCTGCATACTTCGACAAGATCCGAGCCGGTGCAGCGACGGCAGCAGCAATCGAGATTCAGAACTCTGATGCTCCAACTCTTGCACAAGCTCGTGCGAGGAGAGAAGCTGAAATTGAGAAGATTAAGACTGAGATGCTGACAGGTGGCTTGAACGTACCCATCGAACGGTCGACTCAGCTCTACTATCTCATGCTTACCAACCTCTTTGCTGGATACGGTTCGAGGACTCCTTCACCCGGACAACTCAAGTGAGCACTCCTCGAAGCAGACTCGAAGAACTCAAGAAGGCTCGAGAGGGTGAGGGAGATAATCCCTTCGCCATCTTTGGAGCCCCCATCACTCCTCGTACAGTTGATACGAGTGGCCGAACGGTTGCAACGGGTCCACTTGTGAAGGAGGAGACTCTTGAGCCACGAGCAGAGATAGGGGACGAGAATCCCTTTTCCATCTTTTCTCAAGTTCCTGTGGGTCAACCCGAGACTGAAGTCTTCCATCCAGCCGGTGAGAGGTTCGTCCACGGTGCTGTTCGGGAGGTTGTCCATCCAGTTCGTGC